CAGACTTCAGCAGCTATGGGTGGCTCTGAGTTTCTCAAGGTCCATTACAATGGTGCTGTAGTAGCGGCAGGCTCGACTACGGCTCATGCAACCACAGTCAGCACAACCACTGTCATTGCTACTACCTCTCCTCTTGATGGGTCTGCCACTGTGGGTCGAAAGATAACTATTGGATCCGAAGATACCATCGTTGTGTCTAGTACTTCCTCTGCCGTCACTGTTAGTCCTGCGCTTTCTGTGGTTCCTGAAGCAGGAGTGACTGTCATCAAGGTGTACGCCCTAACCTGTCCGATGGAGGTTGTTGGTGCTTCTGGCAAAGCCACTAGTGTTGTCATTACTCCTTCAAATGCAGCTACTGCTCCTGTTAGTTTCTCTATCACTGAGGGTATGACTATTCGTTCCTTGGTGAATGCGATAAGCGCACGGGCAGAGTTTGAAGCTGCGGCAGGCTTTGGTGTGAATGCAGATACAGCTCTTGCGGAGGATTTGGACTTTGGTCCTGCTAGTAAGGTGTCTGCCTTGGCAAGTTTGCACTTGGACGGTGAAGGGTTGAAGCAGGATTTGGTTACGTTGGTGAACTACTTCAACACCAAGTGTCCTCGTCTGTCCGCGATTAGGTCTGTGGACCATGCGTCCTCTGGTGCGGGTCGCCCAGCGTCTTGGTCCGGTGGAACCTTGGCAAATAATCCTCTGGAAGCTGCTGTCAATCTGGTGGGAGGTGCTCGCGGCATCTCGTCCAACGCTAGTTTCCAATCTGGTTTTGATGCGTTGCTGTTGCAACGAGCTAACTCAGTTGTGCCTCTTATTGACCAAGATCTTTCGGCTGAAGGATACTCGTCCACGGCTACATTTGCTTCGGTAGCGGCACAAGCGGCTGCTCATGTGGCTCTTTGCCGAGGTTCTGTGGCTTCGGAGAGAGGTGCGTATGTGGGGATGCGAGGCACTCGTGCTGCTGTGTTGGCCCAGGCGCAATCTCTCAATGACATGGATGTGCATCTGGTGGCACAAAGTCCCACTGTTCTGGATGCTGCTGGTTCTCTCAAGGAGCTTGGTCCTCGCATCCTTGCTGTAATGGCGGCTTCGATGCGTGCTGGAGTTGGCGAGGTTGGTGAGCCTCTCACACATAAGTATCTTCGTGTTTCTGCTCTATCTCAAGATGCTTCTTGGGAGCCTTCTGATGTCGGTGATGCCAACGCGCTTATCGCTGGCGGTGTCCTGTTCGCAGAGAGCGTTACTGGCAAGGGAACTCGGTGGGTACGTGACCTAACTTCTCATGTACAGGATGATAACCTTGCCTTCTCGGAAGGTTCTGTTCGTGACGCGGTCAGATTCGTAGCTTATGGCTTACGGAGTGTGCTTGTTGACCGATACATTGGAAAGAAGTCTGCTCCTGCGACGGTGGCCAGTATTAAGGATACTGCGTCAACCTATCTTGAGTTGCTTCGTGCTGACGATGTGATTGTGGATTCTACAGACCCAGCAACGGGCACTGTGATTCGCGCTTATCACAACCTCAAAGTCGTTTCGTCTGGGGACATTGTGACTTTGAGTGTTGGGATATTCCCTGTTCCTGGTATTAACTTTATTCTGAATGACATTTTCCTACAGCTGCCAACACAGGTAGCGTAAGTTATTTGGGGAGTTGAACACGTATTATGCTTATCAACACACAGGATTTACCCTAACTTGACTTTAGAAAGGGTGACGGGTTGGGCGGTCGTCCCCTCCTGCTCTTCTCGTCACCCTTTCTTTTTATTTCCTTTATAGGAGAAGATATCCATGGCCTCGGAAACTTTTAGTGGTGCTAGAGCTGTATTTCTTATTAATGCAGTTCCTGTTGCGTTTGCAGGCGGCGTGTCTGGCGAAGAGACGATTGACTATGAGCCTATTGACGTACTTTCGCTGCTCGAAGTACGTGAATTTGTGCCCGTATCTTACAGAACGACTCTCAACGCGCAGATTTTTCGTGTTGTCGGATCTTCGTTGAAAAAGCTAGGCATTCTTCCTAGACAAGAAGACATTATTTCAAATGGCGATATGGAAGCAGCCATCCAGGACACAGTGACTAGAGAAACTATTGCGCTGTTCCAGGGTGTGCGTTGTTCCGGCCATTCGTTTGATGTTACTTCTCGCGGTATCGTCCAAGAAAACGTGAGCTTTGTTTGTATCCGTGTTCTGGACGAAAGTGAGAATCCAGCATAATATTCTTGTGATTACTACTTTCTCATAGTCCGTCTTTATGCTAAGTAAGTTGACATACTTTTCTCTAACAATAAGAGGGTGAATGTCAGTTTCAGCTAAGAATGGAATGTTAAAGACTTTTTCTGTAGATCACTTGTCCGAGGTAGACGGGACTCGTTACCAGGGATCGTTTACGTGTAAGAAGTTGTCGATCCGAGATGTGGCCACTTTGGGAGTGCGGAAAGCTCAACTCAATGGTGGGATGCACTATGACTCCACTAGTCCTGGACATGGGGTAGACGCACAAACCGACGATTTTAATAATATGTTATCTCACTTGGAGATTTCATTGAAGTCGTGCCCAGCGTGGTGGAATTTAGACACAATTTCTGATATTACTTTGATCGGAACTATTTACAAGGAGGTGATCTCTTTCGAGAACTCGTTTCTGTCTGGGAGCGCAGGTAAAACCTCTGACACCGCAGAACTTTCTGGAGACAGCGAAGGAAGTAGCTCAGTATCGACGAGCGAATCCAACGTTGCGCCAGCAGTTACAGCGGTGGTGGGCCAAGAAGTTCAAGCTGCCCTGGAACCATGAGCTGTTTGAGGCTCAACCAGAGCATGAACTTCTAGTCCAATTTTATGAAGATTACTTTGAAGCGCGACCTATAGAAGCTCACAGACAAGCTGACGGACACATTCAGTTCAAGCACACAGGTGATGATCTGATTGACCGTTGGGAAGAGCAACTGGCGCGGGGTGAAGATCCTAATCTTCAGGAGGCGTTCAATACAAAGAGCCTCCAACGTCTTTCACGGTTTAGCAATCGTGAACGACACGATGCGCCTAGATCTATAAAAGAAACAGTTGATTCGATAGGATCATCCACCAGGTTTTCACCAGAAGAGCTGGAAAAGATACTAACCTCAACTTTTGACACAGAATAACTATGGCTGACATCGACCAGAAAGTACAAATATCCATTGAGGCGGATGCTTCTCACTTTAGACGTGAGATTGAAAAGATCCGCAGAGATATTGCTACAATTTCTGGCCAAGGCACGCGCCTCACCACAGCCTCATCTGCCACTAAGCGGGCAGTTACTGGGCGTTCTGATAAACGGTTGCGAGAAGCAACCTTGCGCTTTGAGAGTAAGATAAACCGTGTGTATAAGGAGCGAGATCGGCTTCTTAAGCGCATGGGACACACAATGGCGCAAAATGAGCGCATCTCGCGTAAGACTGGTGGTGGTCGTGGCAAGACTCTGGCGTCTACTGTTGGCTCTGCTATTGGTGTACCGGGGGGTTTTAAGGGGGGATTGAAAGCATTCGGGATAGCTGGTGCTGGTATGGTTGCTGGTGCTGTGAAGTCTGCACTAATGCAAGCATATGGCACGTACATGCAAGTTGGCCAGGCTAAAGGTCGTCTTGTTGGTATGGGTATTGACCCAGGGCGTTACGCAGCGGGGGAATCTCGTGCGGCTTCTAGGTTTGGTGTAGGCCCCACGCAGTTTGCACAAACAGCGCGTGCGGTCACCTCTAGAGTTGGCGGTGGAGGTGCTTCTGCAACTATGCGTGCCATACAGATGCAAAGAGCGACAGGAATGGATGCCGGTGCAGCGGCCACTTTGTTGGGTACGATGGCCCAGGCTGGCCAAGGCTTTGGTGGGAAAACAGGTACGAAGGGACTTCGTGAACTTGAAACGGTCATGGCCGCTGCATTCAGCTCTGGGTTGGAGAGGGCTCGTGTTCCTGAGTTTTTGCAAGGCGTAAATACGTTAGTTAGACGACAAGGAATGGTGTCTGCTGGTGATGTGTCTTCTCGCGGAGCTGCGATGCTTTTGACACAACTTGGACAGTCAGGACTTACTGGATTTAGAGGAGAGCGTGGTGCTCGTGTTGCTGCGAATTTAGATGAGACGATTCGTCGTGGTGGGGCAGGAGCAGGCGCGGCAGGTAAGTCTTTTATGCTGCGTGCGTTTGGCTTTGGTGCTGGAGGTGGCGCGTCTTATGTGGAGGCGTTGCGTCGGATGGAGAAGGGAGTTAGCGACCCCACTAATGTTAAGTCAATGCTGGAGCAGGTAAGAAAGGAGTATGGCACTGGAGAAGCTGGACAATTGGCGCTCAGCAAACTATCTGGTGGGTCGGTTTCCTTGTCACAAGCGCAGGGACTGTTTTCTATGCTCAACAAAGGGGGACTATCTGCTAAAAACATTAAAGAGGTTATGTCGGCTGGTGTGAAGAAGACTTTGTCTGAGCGTGCTTTAGAGTCTATGAATACTACGTTTGGTGAAGTGGCTAGTCACACTGCTAATATCGAAGAGATTTTGGCAATTACAGGTGAGAAAATTGCACCTGACATTATGCGAATACAGACAGTTCTTCTAGAGCATCTTCCTGCTATTGCTTCTGGGGTGGCTGCCGTCGCAGAAGTAGCATCAATGACAGCGGAGGCGATGGCTCCTGTTGTCACAAACCCTTTTGGTATGGGTATTGGTGCTGTGTTACAACAGTTGTCTGGTGGGCCTGGAGGGCGTGATCCGGTGGCTGCGAGTCCTGCTTTTGGTGCTTCTGCGGCTGACCCTGTTGGCGGCAGGACACACAAGGGTCGTCAAGTTGGTCCTCCTACTCCTACAGAAACAGGTTTTTTGCAGTTGTTTACGAGGGTAATTTCTGGACAGAATACGAACATTGAACAACAGACTCAGGCGTTGAGAGATTTAAATCAAGATCGTGGCGCGTCTGACCCGTCTGGTACCCGCAAATAATCGCACATTTTTATGTCTTCTGTTATACAATACAGTACGTCTGCCAAGGCTATTATTCATAGTCATAATAATGCTGCTCCTATATCTATATTTGAAGACATTGTATCGGTTTCGTTATCTAGAACACTAAAGGGAACAGGCAAGGCTAACTTGTCTTTGGTGCCTGGTGAAAACTATCTTAATCTCATACATCCTAACGACTATATAAATATATACTTTAATAAAGGGGATGAAGATGGTTGGGTTCGTTCTTTCTTTGGGTTTGTAGATCGCATTGAAGAGACTTACGAAGTCGATGTGTCAGGCAAACCGTCTACCTTTTATACTATTGTTTGTAGCGATTTCACAAAAGCGATTGCTAAGACGTTTATTTATTTCAATCCCAATATGGCGGGTAGGATTGATTTCCAAGGTGATGATATCTCCGCGCCCAACATTGGCGGGTTGGCGCTGTTATCTCGTGGCATCCAAATCATGGGCACACCACCTGACTTGGTTGTGGACCTTATTTTGGTGCTTTTGGGATTTCAAACACAATTTGTTCTGCCAAAGTCGTTGATCCCTATACATCGTTCTAGGTTGCGTGAGTTGACTTCGCAATACCTAATGGGTCGTGTCACAGACAATGTGCGCAGTCTGTTTAATGACCCTGAGCGCTTTGACCAAGCATTAATGAAAGCAAAAGATGAGGCTAATCAGGACGTTGAAAGTAGGGTATCTGGTGCCAATGGCCAGCCAACAGACCGTAATTTTTGGTTGACACAATCCAGAGATGAGGCAGGGATCCCTGATAGTGTAGACTCTCAAGAAGATTACTTATCTGCGCGTGCATCTTCAAACTTTTTGCGAGACGAGTTGGGTATGTCGGATGCCCAAAGGAGTTTGGCTAGTTCCCAAGATTTTGCGACTCGTGAGCTTTTTGCTAGGCGTACTTCTGATCCAGGATCGTCTGTTAACTCTTTGTTGGACTTGATGGATATTCATACGTTTGTAGAGCGTACTGCTATAGATGGCTATACTGGGACTGAAAGAACTATCCAAGACAATGTTAGCCTTTTGTCGCAGTTGCGTTATTTTTCGCATGAACATATGAATGAGTTGTTCTTTGACCTTCGGGCTATGCCTAACTCTGAAGACGGTTCATTGGTGTCTGGCACGGCAGCCTATAGTCGAGACAGAGATGATATCTCAGGTAACGTGGATTTTGAGGATTCTGTGCCATCAGGCGTGTGTTACGTTCCCTCTCTCGTGATGCGCGAGTATCCTTTTGCGACTGTGGAAGGAGTAGATGCAGGGGAGTTAGCAATTACTCAGAATTCTGCAAATTTTGGCGTTGTGGGATCTCTCTACTTTGGTGCGATTTTTTCTGGTGAGCCAAACAGGCCTGGTCGGCATCTTGTGGTAGGACCAAATATAAATGTGTATGACAAGTTTGTGGCCCCGGACACTGCTCCCTCAGAGTCTGTAAAACACTTGGACGTTGTAGTCGTGTCAGATGCAGAAATCATGAAGACGGCGTTTGGTCGCTCAGACCATGAGTTGTTCAATCTTTTTGAATTTGGATCAGACAGTATTCTTGGATCGGATGAGGTGTTTTTTCTCATGGATATACTGCCTATTATCTCTCCAGTTCAGATTGCTAGGCATGGTCTTCGTCTGCGTAGACTTCGTACTTCGTTTGATAGAGTTGATGTTCGTGCTGGTAATGCGGAATCCACTGAACGTCCTGAGCCCCCAGCTGCTCCCACTGTGGTGTCTCCCGGTACGTTAGTAGCGCCGATTGAATTTGGTGTTACTAGGCTTACGCCTACGGGGTATCGTAGAAACACTGCTGATGGTGTTCCGGTGTGGAAGTACCATAATGGTGCGGATTTGTACGCGACAGAAGGCAAGGCAGTTAGTGCAATTATGGATGGGACTGTTGTAGCGCGTATTCCTAGTGGGTATTTGAGCCACTATGGTAACGTAGTGATTATAAAGCACACGCCAGAGCAATCTGGTATGTCCGAAACTTTGTACTCTTTTTACGCTCATTTAAACAATGGAGCGGCTATTTCTGCGTCTGATTCGTCGTTCGCCTTCTCCGGTAGCAACGCGCTCAACTTGACTACCAGAGAGATTCGTCGTGGGTTGCAATCACATCTTTCAGCAGATGTTCGTACTGCTGGAGTTTTTGATGAAATTCAGGTGACTGCTGGCACCACTATTGGTGCTGTCGGATCAACAGCAGGCACGCCTAGCAACCCAGCTCGGTCTTTTACCTCGTCTGCTCCCCATTTACATATGGAGATTATAAAGGCAAGAAGTAGCGGGAATGGTCTCCAGTACCCAACTAGCGCTTCGGCTCCTGCGGCTGTTCCACGGGAACCCGACGACCGAGTGCCGCCTGCTGATCCAGGTAACACTAGGATGATGTCTCCCACAGAGCTGTATAATTTGCGTAGCGTAGATATTACAGGCGCGGAGGCATTGGAAGAAGAGGTAGAAGACACTGAATGTGGTGACACTGCTGACTCACCTGATCAGACGGAACTAACAGCAAGTGCACCCACTGGCGGCACCAGTACACAATCACCACAGAGTGAAGTAGGCAACTTAGACACGTCGAAAAGTCGAAGACAGTTAATCCGTTGGGCTATCTTACAGGACCATTGGTACCAACATAACTTAGAGTATTTATCTGGAACAATACAGATGCGAGGTGCTCCTGAGATTCGTGTGGGATATAGGTTGGATTTGTCTGACAGGAACATGAGTTTCTACGTTGAGAGTGTGTCTCATTCTTGGTCGTATCCGAATAGAATGATTACCACACTGGGAGTCACCCGTGGACAGCCTAATAATCCTTATCCTTTGTATGTTCTTCCTCCGACTAGAGGATTTGCTGACAATCCTAGGATGCAGCGAAGAGGAGATAGAAGCCGTTTATCCAAATTCTTTATTACTCCTGATCCTATTGCTGTTAGGCGTAGTCTGCGTATTACTAAAAGCCCTTCTCTCTTTGTTTCCAACACTCCTCCAACTAATTCCGTAGACGCGGTTAAACTCAATGAATCTGAAAATGGTGTGGGATTATCTGCGCCTGTGTATGGGAAAGAGAGTGTTCTTAGTAGTCTGAGTAGTAACTTCGCGCACGCTGCTACAATGGACGACGCTGCGCTAGCGTCGTTATGGGAAGACGTTAGGCGTGATTTTGGTGCTGGGGAAGAAGGCATAGCGGCGTTTCACAAGTTGTCGGGAGGTGAGGTGCCTCCAGGTACTGCTTCTACGGCATCTACTATGTCTTCTCCTACTCCTTCTTTGAATCCTACAGATGAGTAATTACAACAATAATTATCACAAGGATCGGACGCCACTACAGCAGTCCATGACCACCGACAGTGTGGACTATCATAGTGAGAACTTTCCGTACTGTATGCTTGGTGTGGTCGTGGATGTTCAGGTATCTGACCACGAATCAAATACTACTGCTCGATCCAGCAGTGCGCGTCGTGGGTTTTTGCACACAGCCACAGTTTATGTATTGTCTGCGCATGGAAGCACTGGGCATACGATACACAACGTTGTGATCCCTCCTGATGCGTGCTCTGGATATGATAATTACTGTGAACAACTTCCTCGTCCTTGCTCGCAGGTAGTGGGTGGTGGTACGTTTGATCCTTCATTTCAAGGTATGAACCCATACGATCTTGATGGCGATTGGTGTTTAGTAAGCTTTGTGGGTGGACGTGTTTCCTCTCCATTTTTATTGAAGTACTGGCCTCATGCGCGTAATCCTTTCGACCCTGCTACGTCTGGTAGAGGTAACGCAGAAGAGACAGAGGACGATGGGTCAACTGGGACTACTCTGCTTCAATCAGGTCGGTATTTTCGACGTATCAATGGTGTAGAATATGTAGTTACCAATAAAGGCAATATTTACCTTTCTACTACGTACACCAACAGCCAGGTACAGCCGAGTGAGCCCGCTAGCCAGGGTCGCATTTCTCGTGCGCTTAGGGAGCCTGGTGGAGATATTCGTTGTTATCTCAAGCCGAGTTCAACGTTGGAGTTGACTTGGGACGAGCAGAAAGACGGTATCGGTGCTTTGGGATTGCCCGATCCAGAACTTCCGCAAAGCAATCCAGGCACTGAGAAGTCAGCAGATTCCTCAACACCCATCAATACTTACGTAAAGTGGAACAGTTCTTCGTTTGAGTTAGAGGTGCCAGACCTTGTTACTGTCAAGAGTAGATCAAGAATAAGTGTCGAATCCTCAGAATCTGCTACAATTAAGAGCACAGGCGCTGAACTTACCTTAGATGGCACAAGTATCATTGTGGGGGATGGTGCAACAGAGCCTGCCGTTCTCGGTGATGCGTTGAAAACTTGGTTGACGAGCGCTGTGGTGTTGACCCCTATGGGTCCAGCGACGTTTTCCCCAGCTAGTATTGAGACTTTTGGTGTTGGGACTACACTTAGCGAAAAGTGTAAAATAAAATAGTGCCCCTTCTTCAATCCACATTAAGTGCGTCTTTGTCTGAGTTCTTCTCTGTTTTTGGAGACCCAGAGTCTGCGCAGGCATATGCGGAGGTCTCTGCCTGTGCCTCTCAGTGGGGAGACATTCTTGTGTCTTACGCTTCTGCTATGACTCCGCCCGTTGTGGCTTCCGCAGGTAAAGATGTATTTGTGACTGCGTTTACTGCTTCTTTGTCCGCTGCGTCAGGTACGGACTTGGCTATTTTGTCGCCTGCTCTTACTGCTTTCGCAGTGGCGTTAGTTCCCACGATGCTTCCTGCTTTTGTTGGTATTCCCCCTGTGACTCCGTTGTCTTTATCTTCTATTGGCACGACGACTGTCGCGGGTGCGGCTCAAAGTATTTCTTCTGACATACATACCTGGTTTTCTACTGGGACTGCGATTCAAGTTTCGAGTGGCTCAACTGTGAATTGGTCTTGATATGCCCTCTTCAAACACAACCATAGCACTGGATGTTGCCTCCAGGCAGGTAGGAGTCGAAGGGGCTCGTCTTACTGCTAAAATCCAAAAACTGTATTCTTTGTTGATTTGGGATGTGCGTACAAGTGCAGTTTTAGCAGGCAATAATTTGAACCTGAACCCTGCTAACCCTGGCTCATCCGCAGAGTTCTTTTTTTCGGTTCCTCCTAAAGTCATTGAAGTGACCGAGCCTTACGCGTCTACGATTATACCTACACAGGATGGGAGTAAGTATGTCGAGTCTCATGGGTCTATTCTTAAGCAGATTCGGGTACAAGGCACTACTGGATTGCGTCCCCACAAGGGGCTAACGGACATTCCGTTGCTCACGACCTCCACTTCTGCTTTGGCGGCTGCGACAGGTCTTGCTGATGCGGTACGTAGTTCGTTGCCTACGTCTGAGGCTACTGGTTTTGATGCTATTGTGTTCTTGAAGAACATCTTCCGAAAGTATTCAGACTTGAAGGAAGCTGGGGAAGGTAGGTACGTCCGTCTCGTTTGGATGAATGCCAAAGACCAAGAGTACTGGATTGTTGAGCCTACAGAGTTTGGCTTGTCACAGAGTTCAGACAGCCCTCTCACATATCAGTATCAGATGTCTTTGACGACGTTGAGTCGTTTTGATGGGGCACCAACACAAAGGACAGATGTTCTAACTACAATAATGTCTCACAAGCAGTTGTTTACGAGGTTTAAAGAATCTAGTAAGACTTTGTTGCGTACCACCAGTAGTCTTATCGCTGCTCGTGGTCGTTTTGAGGTGATTGGGGTGGACCTTGCGTCTGATTTTATTGGTCCTTTGTTCAGTGTGCTTCGTGCTGTACGTTCGGTACAAGTGTCTGTAGATCGTCCGTTACATCTGTTCTCTGGAACTTCTGATCTGTTAGCCAAATTTATTGATGCATATGATCACTTTACTGATAATCACACTAAGTTAGTTGGTGCAGATCCTACAGATCCTAATAACATTGCGGATCTCCCTAGGCGTAGCTTACTGCGTGGTATTGTCGCATTGGCACACATTCTTAGGTCTATTGATCCAGATGGACAGTTGAGTGCACAACAGCGTGCGGATAGAGCAGCCTCTAGGTATGCCCAGGAGCGGGATCCTCTTACGATCACAGGGGATCGTAGTGGTCCTTCTGTAGCAGCTTCTTCTGCATTTATTGGGAATCAACGACTAACTGGTGCTGTGTCTGTTGGCACGGTCACTGCATATGATACTATTCGCTCCTTAGCGTTGCGCTATTTGGGGGATGCTGCGCAGTGGCATTCTATTGTGCTGTTGAACGATCTCCGTAGTCCATATGTGGTGGCGGACAAGTCTTCGACGCTGAAGCACGTGCTTAAGCCTGGAGATACCTTTGTGTACCCAGTGCGAGGTGGGTCTCCGCAAAGTACCAATGCGTCGGCTAATCCGTCTGCTCAGTTTCGGGAGTCTGAGGAGTCTTATGACTCCCCTGTGCATCATGCTTATGGCACAGACATTAGGCTCAAGTCTACGTCAGATGGTCTTACTGATTTGGCGGTAAGTCAATTGGGTGACGTTAGCATGGTTCGGGGCACTGCTAATGTAGTGCAGGGAGTCAAGCTCAAGTTCCAGACTGAGCAAGGAGCGCTTCCTGCTCATGCTTATTATGGGGCTAAGTTCCCTATTGGAAAGAAGATGACGAGTTCTTCCTTCAACTCGTTTAGGATAAACACGCGGCGTACTGTTCTGAGTGATAACCGTGTTAAACATCTTAACAGGCTTGAATTTATTGCAGTAAATGATAATTTACTGATTGATGCGGACATTGTGCTTGTAGACTCCAACGAGACGTTAACTACAAGTTTTGTGATTAGGAAGTTTTAGATGGTTTTTGTACCTAGAACATTCGACCAGATCTTAGCGGACATGGTGGCGTTCACGCAGTCTCGTACTGAGCTGAGTGACTTTACTGTGGGATCTGTGATTCGGACAATCCTTGAGGCTGCTGCACTAGAGGACGACGAGCAGTATTTCCAGATGGTTCAGCTTCTGGACTCGTTTTCTTTGATGACAGCGTCAGGGAGTGATTTAGACCGTCGTCTAGCTGATTTCGGTGTTGCCCGATTGTCCTCGCAGAGTGCTTCTGGCTCCGTTGCATTTTATAACAGCAATCTAACTACCGACGAAGTTTCTGTTGATCTTACAACGAGTTCGACAGACATCGTTGTTTATGATTCGTCTGACTTTCCCACTTCTGGATATCCTTACACCGTAAGGATTGGTGAAGGACTGAGCTATGTGCAGGATGTGTTGATCACTGCTAACAACACGGCTACAAATGCGTTGACGATATCTACTAGCACTCCCTTATTGGCTGCCTTCTCAGTGGGCACAAGAGTGTCTTTGGTCACTGGTGCCTCTAGTTACGTGGTGTCCATTGGCACTGACGTGGAGGTGCCCGCAACGGTGTCTGAGCCTGTCCGTAAATACGTAACACGAGAATCAGCAACTATATCTGCTGGAAACTACGCTTCTAATTCAGCTGTGGTATCTGCACACAGTCCTGGGGCTTCCAGTAATGTCGGAGCCAATCGTGTCTCTAGATTTTCTGCTGCTGCTCCATTTCCTGGTGCGTTGGTGTCTAACGTCACGTCTATTGAAGGGGGTGCAGACACGGAGTCTGACGTTGACTTTCGTAAACGTGCAATTGACGCCGTTCAGTCTTTGTCACGGGGGACACCTAATGCTGTGCGGAGTGGGGCTGTGGGAGTGTCGGATGCGATCACGGGAAAGCGTGTTTTGTCTTCCAACATTGTCGAAGACTTCACAGCAGATGAAGTATATGTTTATGTAGATGATGGTTCTGGTTCTGCTGCACAACAAACCACGTTGGTGAGTGACTCTCTCAATGGTGCGGTTGCTGCGGGAATTTCCACACTCACGTTGTACAACTCCAGTGATTTTCCTTCTGCTGGGACTTTATTGATTACACAGCCTTCGCCCGCAAAGTCTGAGTTGGTTGTGTATGAGTCAAATGTTTCTACGTCGAATATTTTGACTTTGTCTGCTGGTATTGTGACTTCTGGTGGGTTCGCAACTAATGCTATTGTCTACTTGGTTGACGTTTTGACGGATTCCGCAGAAACAGGACAGCGTCGTTTTGCTCTCTCTAAGCGATCTATTGTGCGGGGTACAGAGAAAATATATGTAAATGATGCGGGCGGTGCTGCTCCTTGGCGGCTTCTTACGAGTGCAGACTATGTTATAAACCGAGGCACTGGAGAAATAAAGCTTACTAGTACTACAGGAGTTGCCGCTGCAATTAAGATTGTGGCGAGTTATTCTTATTACACAAATCTTGTTAGCGAGGTTCAGCGCGTACTTGAGGGTGACCTCACCAGTCCTGTGGCGTATCCGGGCGTCAAGGCAGCCGGTATCTTGCTGTCTGTGGAATCTCCCACGGTAAAACGGGTGACTTTGCAGGCTGTGCTGACGGTTGAAACAGGGTATGTTGAGGCCGATTTGGCTCCGACAGTCCAACTTGCTATTGAGGACTACATAAACGCTTTGGCGATTGGTGAGGACATCATCTTAAGCAAGGTGATAGAGGCGGCGCACAACATCGTAGGTGTTCGTGATTTCGTGATTACTTCTCCTACGTCGAATATTACAGTGTTGGAGAGCGAGTTGGCTTCTCCTTACGACGCGAGTGCAAACAGTTTGATTAGTGTTCAGTAATGACAACTGATAAGAAACAGAGCGCGATAGCTGAGGTTCGAGACCAGCTATCTTTGGATTTCGCAGACGGTAAGTATCTCAACCGTATTGGGTACAACCTGGGCATGCGTCGTCCTGTGTACGGTTTTACTAATGATCAATGGCGAGCCCTGATCAAGGTGCTTGCGCTCCAGTACAAGCAGATTGTCACAAAGTTTCAGGATGCATTAGAGATTGTTCTTGGGCCAAGGATCACAAAGGTATTCACTCTTTCTGATCGTGCGTATCCTGACGACACTGTGTTGCGTGTCAATAGCACTGTGGGTTTACCACAGACGGGAACTCTGGTTCTCGACGTAGGCTTGGTGACTGAAGAAGAAGTTCCGTATTGCTACATCGACAGAGAAAGCGACACAATATATCTTAATGACATTCTTGTGCATACACATGAACACAGTACACAAGATGTTGAAACAGATTTTATAGTGACGGACTCGACGGCAACGTCTCTGGTTGTTGCAGATGCTCGGTTTTTGCCAACTACGTTTCCGTTCACGATGCTTGTAGGTGCTGGCACAGCCTTAGAAGAATCTGTTTCTGTGTCAGGCGTGGATGTTTCTGCTCGCACGGTTACTTTATCCTCTGCACTTGCTTCGTCTGCGCATGCACTTCCGGCTGTCTCGTCAACTTCGTCTACAATGTTGCGGAAGCATCATACGAACAGTTTACTGTTGGCCTTGGCAGACACGTCGTCCTTCAGTGAAAGCGGATTACTGACGATTGGTAGAGATAGCCAAGAGTTTACCGCAACTACCGCGTCTACCACCACTTCTGCTACGATTGCTTCCCCATCGTTTGTTGATAATGAGCTTGTTGGGCTTTATGTGTTCTTCCCTAACGTGGGGGCTAGCCTCAGAGCCATTAGTAGTAACACGTCCACGGTAATTACTTTTTCACCAGCTATTGCATCTACCGCAAGTGGGGAGACGTTTGTTATTCGCGAGTGTCTCACCAATAGCGCTGTTTTCTTTCCTGTAACAGGTATGGTTTTGCACGCGTTCCCTGCTACCAATGAGTTAGCTGGATATAAGGTTGTGTTCGAGGGGAATATAACGGCTGCGCTTGCTGGTAAAGTAGTTACAATTGTGTCCCACACAAGCGCTATAGCGTATTTGTCCGAGGCAGTTGTTGTAGCTCCAAACGATCTTTTTTCTATTATGCCTGTGGTCAAATATGGGTCTAATGACCAGTCCACAAACTCGTTGTTGCTCACACAAGAACTGCCGTCTATTGTTACTGTTCTCCAAGGAGCGGTAGTAGAAGAGATGACGGTACCAACGAAGGTGTCGTTGGCTCCAGGGCAAGTTACGGGCACAGATTGGGACATCATCCAAGCAGAAGCGCGTCGTGTGGAAATATTTATTCCTGAAGTCCTCAAAGATATTGGGGATACACGAAGTGCTTCATACTTACACACAGCCCACATAGCGACGACTCCAAGCACTACGCTTACTAGTCCTGTAGTTGCAGGCGCTACTTCTTTGCCGGTGGCAAGCACTGCGAACTTCCCGCTTGCAGGCGTCCTAACTATTGGTGCGGAGCGTGTTGCTTACTACGTGGCCAGCGCCACGGCGTTGACCATCCCAAGTTCCTCTACGTTGTCTCTTGGATATCCGACCTCAACTACGGTTAGTTTGTACCAGCCTAGGTATGGCACCACTGACCTGTTGGAAGGCAACGTTTGGTCTGTGTCTGACACGTTTTCGTGTCCTTACTTGTACAATGAGGTGGCCAGGGCTCCTTCTGGTACTGTGGGTATTTCTGCGTTCTCCAGTGCGTCGTCTTATGCCTTGGCAGGGCCTACAGAGGTGGCGTCATTCTGTGCGTTAGGTTCGACTGCTGTGGAGGTAGCTGATGCCTCCGCGTTTCCTTTAGCAGGATTTCCGATAAATATGCTTTTGGGAGAAGGTACTGCAAACGTCGAAACAGCAGCAGTTACGGAGGTTCTTTTCAAAAATAGAACCTATGGTGCTCTTATAGCGGCACCGGGATTCACCTCTTCAGCGAATACGCTACAGGTGGACTTTTTGGATCCGCAGACAGCAACCCCTTCTGGAGGGTTCCCTAATGCTGGTAGTTACCGTGTAAAGATTGATGCTGGGGGTACGCCATATGTGGTTACGGTCACCGGGACGGCTACGTCTCCTGATCGTTTGGTTTTGGATCCGACTTCGTGGACATCTGTGCCTACGTTTTCACCAGGACATACGGTAGAGTTGCTTCATGACGTGGTGAAAGTAAACGGGTTGGCAAACTCTCATAACGGCCTTATTTCTTTCACAGACAGGTCGGTAGTGTCCCCTGTACTGTATCCTGGCGTTGCGGAGACGGCTCGTGTGCTTTACAGCAGCATGGATGTGGTGTCTGGGACTGGTTTTCCTGCGTCGGGTAGCCCTGTCTACATAAACTTCGGTAGTGGGAGTATCCCTGTCTCTTCTACTTTGTCTTCTTCTCCTGCCGCAGAAGTTACGACTTTGTCTGTGACAGCTACAGCGAGTTTTCCGATTGTATATCCGTACACAGTAGTCTTGGATAAGGGAACGGCTGTAGAGGAGCTTGTGCACGTTAGTAATAACAATACGAGTACAAATACGCTAACGTTAGCCTTCCAAACACGGTATGCTCATGTGTCTGGAGCTGTTGTAACGTTCACTCCTGGATTGCCAGAGACAACTACATATACTACACTGTCGTCAAATACTCTGAACTTCTCGACAGCGATAAAAGTAGATAGTACACATTTTCCTTCTGAAAACGTAATTGTGTCTTCGGGGCTTAGCACTCCTGGAGAAACTGGTTATGATTTTCCTCTTCGTCTTCCGTCTGATATCGCGGCTAGGCTTAGTTTTTTGTTTGATTTTATAAGAGCGGCTGGCGTGAAGGTCAGCGTTATTCACGCAAGGTAGGTAGCAAGTGCCAAAGCGGTTAAAGACACATCCTAATGAACGAATCGACGCTGTTGATTTTGAGCACGGCGCTGTTGACTACACGTCTGAACATACTGCATTTCAGAATGAGCGGATTCTCCTAGATCGACGATCACGCGTATTGGAAGGCTTCAGACTTCAGGTTACAGGCGGTAACGTGCTGACTGTGCATAATGGTACCGCTATTGCTCGTGATGGTAAGATCCTTCGGGATGAAAGCTCTCCTGCAACCTCTGTGTCTGAGACTCTTGCGACTGCATCGGCTGATCACTATATAGAGATTGAGTTTGTAGAAGATGAGACAGATGTGGATGCGCGAGCGTTCTGGGATCCTACTTATAACAATGGCGTTGGAGTACCCACAGGCAAAGAGTTTTCGACAAATGTAAGCACAAGAAAAACACCATCTTGGCAGATTGTTAAACCTATTTCTACAACTGGGTTTACAGTATCCACTACTCCTGGCACCTCTCGTATTCCTCTGGCTGTTATTACCACCAATGCATCTTCTGTCATTGTTACCGTGGCAACGCCGCCGCTGGTGCCCGCTTCGTCTGTTCTGGAAGAAGCCCTGGCAGGTACTGTAACGTCTTTTCGTGTGTTGGACGCTAGTGTGTTCCCGCCTACTGGTCTTTTGAATGTGGGTTTAGATTCTGTGACGGTGACTAGCATTGACTATGTAGAGAACATCATCACAGTTTCTTCTGTGTCGTTAACCCACGCTGCTGGTACGATAGTTAATACATCCGCGTCAGAGTTTATCCCAGAGCGAACAGCTGCAAAGCCAGATTGGATTACCGGCGCACCA